GTTCGCGCTTGTCGCGATTGACAGCGCTGGCAAGGTCGCAATCGCAACCGACCCAACCGCCAACACTATCATTGGCGTGGCTCAGCGTGGCGCTGAGGCAGGTGACCCTGTTGACGTTGTCATCTTCGGTGAGACTCGTGTCATCGCCAATGGCAGCCTCACCCTCACCTCAAACACTGTGCTCGCTGTCGCTGCTGATGGTGAGGTTCAGGCCGCCGCGTCAACCCACTATCCTGTGGGCTTCACGCTCCCCAACATCAACCAGACCAGCGCCTCAGCTAATGAGCAGATTATCATCTGCTTCAGCCGTGGCCTTGCACCGCTCGCTTAATTGGAGGTGATCCACAATGGCTAGTTCATATCGTAACATCCACCCTGTTGACGAGATCCTCTCAAGCCTAGTCGCTGAGGCGGTCCCTTCAGACAACCAACTCATTGCTGACAAGGTCTGTGAGAACATCAAGGTTCCACAACGCTCAGGGACTCTTCTTCTTGAGAACAGCCGTAATTTCATGGGCGCGGGTGCAGGGATGGACCTTCAGCGCGCTCCTGGATCTTCACGGAATAGGATTGGTGGCTTTGACCGCTCAAGCCTCACCTACAAGTGTGAGATTTATAGCGCAGAGGACTCCATCGCAATGGAGGACATTGTTGACTCTCAGTACCCAGGCTCTGAGGAGGCTCGACTTGTCAAGAAGGTCGCGCGCGTCATGAAGCTCGCTAAGGAGAAGCGCGCCGCAGATGTCCTCTTTGATGGTGCCAACTTCAACACCGCGACCTCAACCGCTCAGTTTGGTGGGAAGTTCGACGTGGCGGGCTCCGAGCCCTTGAGCTACCTCCATCAGCTCAAGGATGTTGTCTTCGAGAACGCTCATGGCATCAACGCAGACACCCTCATTTTGGGGCGTGAGGTCTTCCGTAGCCTCGCTCGCTCAGGGGAGCTTCGTGGCTACTTCCAGGTTGGCGCCACTCCAAGTGGTGTTGCTGGTGGTGGGTCACTCCTGCTCTCTGATGAGCAGGTCATCAACACCCTGCGTGACATCCTTGGTGTTCCCTATATCCACGTTGGCGCGGCTCGCCGTGACACCGCTGTCCCAGGTGCTGCAAGCTCAGAGAGCTACATCTGGACAGGTGATAGCATCTTCATGGGTATCCTCCACGGTAGTGATGCAACTCAGAACCGTAATGGGGCGCGTATGGAGCCTGTGGCAGCTGTCAACCTTGAGTTCGAGGCGATGAAGGCTGGTCAGTATGACAAGCTTGACCTCACCGCGCGTAACGTCTGGGCTGACATGTCTCACCTCTTCAAGGTCGTTGATGGTGAGCTTGGCTTCGTCCTCACGGACTGCCTCTAAGAGGGTGGCGTGGTCTGCTCATGTGGTCGCTCTCATGTAGCATTGGCTGAAGGTCCGAGCGCTGATCAAAAGGCGCTTGATGACCTGACGGCTCAGCTTCGTGATTTAAAAGGACCATATGGGCAGATCGTCAAAGCGAAGATCAAGAGCCTTCAAGCTCTGATCAAGGCTGAGGACCAATTCAGGAAAGACCTGAAGCGGGCTCAGCGTGAGACGGTGGCCAACCTACAGACCGCCGTTGAGCTCACCTCAGCTGACCAACTCCTAGCCCTACCAAGGGACCAGCTCCTTGACTTCATACTCAGGAGCGGGATGGGGTTGGCGGTTGAGGACTTTATCACAGCTCAAGAAGCTATCACTGAGGTGGCTATTGACACCCTCCAAGTGATTATCTCAGGGGCTAGTCCCTCTGATGTTCCTGACCTTGAAGCCTTGCAGATTGCAACCGCTGATCAGGTCTTTCAAGATGTCATCCTTCCTGACACCCTCACAGCTGTGAGGAGCGCTCTCCAAGGAATGACTGTAAACGTCCCCATGAGCCAAGCCATTGACGCGCTGAATCAGCGCCTTGAGCAGAGCACAGGGACACAGCTGACACAGGCTAGGACTCAGCTCAATAACTATGGGCGCACAGTCACAGCTAAAGCGGCTGAGGCGTATGACCTCGACCTCTACCTCTACACAGGTCCACGCGATGGCGTCACCCGCTCCTTCTGTCGTCCACTCATTAACAAGGTGGTAGATGAGAAGCAGATGAGGAAGCTAGACAATGGTCAGGGGATGCCTGTTAAAATTAGCGGTGGCGGTTATAATTGCAGACACAGCTGGTCACCCATCACAGACACCTTCATGGAAGCGGCGGGGCTTCAGAAGGCCACGGCTCAGGATATAGCCAAAGCAAACGCAGGAGGCGCGCGATGATTAAGACTGTAACAGGTCAGACAAGAGTTTATGAGTGGGTGGCCCCTGGTCCTCTAAGCGGGTCAGCTGTGATGACTGTGGGGAGCTCCACACCTGTCACCCTCACACAGACCCGCGCCAATGCCACAGTCTCAGCTATCGCCAACGATAGGCGAACGCTCACAGTCAACAGCCAAGCCACAGCGCTCCAAGCTGATCAGCTCAAGGCTTACCTTGTGACTGATGGTGATAGCATCTACAGCGTGACTGTGGTGAGGATGGTGGGAACCACGGCCATTCTCGCTGAGCCTCTACCTCGTGAGGTAGACATGAGTGAGACGGCTGAGCTTGTCTTTGGGATGCACTATGGGACCATCCCCTCAGTCATCACCAACACATCAGGCTATTATCCCATTCAGGTTAGCTATACGCTCGACATGGGACAGCAGACACAGACCAAGCTTGAGAAGGGGCTTCTCAAGGTCACACCACGCCCATTTGATACAGGGCTGAGCCATGATGAGCTTGTGGGCCAATTCCCTCAACTAGCTGACATGCTCCCACGCCGTCAAAGCTCATTTGAAACTCAGATTGAGGCGGCCTTGGCTGAGGTGGTTTTGGTGGTCAGAGATCATCTGAAAGATGAGCCAGAGGTCACAGAGGATGAGGTGTTCAACGCTGGCTCATTCCTCAACGCTCACGCCTACTGTACTGCGGCGCGTGTGTATGAGATGGTCAATCAGCTTGATAACGCCAACCTCATGAGACAGCGCTGTCAGGAGCTCATGGATATTAGCTTGAGGTCATTGGCCTTAGACCGCGATGGGGACAACGTGGTGGATGACACTGAGCTAGATGTGGCAAAGAAGGGAGGGAGCGCGCGCGACCTCAGAGCCTCATGGAGCTCCTACGCCAAGACAGCCTATGATGCCACCTTCACACCCACTCGTGGGATGAGGCACTAACATGACCGCCAAGGTCAGGCTCAACCTCCCCACCTCGCTGTGGACCGCTAAGGATAGCGCGCGCTTGGCGCAGAATACCTTGGCGGCCATCAAGCTGAGGACCACCCGGGGGGTGGATGCTGATGGTAGACCCTTTCAACCTTACTCAACTAACCCTATCTATGTTCCATATCGAGGGGCAAGGCTGAAGCCTAAGGGTGGGCGCGTGTCACGCTCAGGGCGCTCAGTCTACTATGAGGGTGGTTATCGTGAGTACAAGAGTGAGAGCAGAGAGCACTTTGTGGGCTCGAGCGCCCTAGTGGACCTCACCCTCAGCGGGGCGCTTCTCAATAACCTCATGGTGCTTCAAGCCACAGACAGCTTCTTCATCATTGGCCTCACTCAGGAGGTCAGAGGCTATGGGTACAAGGTCAACGCTGAACGTGAATTCCTTGGTCTATCTCCAAGAGATGTCAATGTGCTAGTCTCAGCAGTACAGGCTGAGATCACAAAGAAGATCAAGAGGGGGAGCAAATGAGCCAAGGCATCTATTCAGCGCTCGATTATTTAGAGGGTCAGATTGAGGCCACCCTCCCTAAGACTGACTCTCACCACGGCTTTGTGAGCATTAACAGCTCAGGGCGTGTGGGACCGCTTGAGGCTCATCAGCACACCACGCGCTTCTTCGAGCTCAGGCTTGAGACGTTCGCCATTGATGACGGTGAGGCTGGCATCAGTGGACGTAGGCGCGCCACAGTTAATCTGAGGGTGCGCTATGATATTGGAGAGCTCCACTTTATGGAGAGGATGATAGCTGAGGACGCAGCAGCGCTCATGGTCACCCTCAAAGGCCCACAGTATAATCTAGCCTCAACAGGTATCGTCTCATTGATCCCTGGTGAGCCAA